ATGGAAGAAAATAAAAACATAGTTAAACTAACATGCCAAGAGCTGGGGATAACTCAGAAGGAGTTGGCGGAGAGGTTGGAAGTAAGTCCTGCATCAGTTTCAGACTGGGCAAAAGGCAATATTCCAAAAATGACGGAACTTGCTTTAAATCTTATGATTGAAAATATAGAACTGAAAAAAAAGCTAACCATCTTCAAAGAAGCCCATAAAATAGCAAGTGAGTTATAAGGGTATTCATATTTTGAACACCCTTAAATATGATTTTCTGAACAAAATAAACATAAAATTATGAATAATCCTATTTTTTTACTTGACATAATCAGAAATATCTTATATAATGCTCTCATTAATACGGATTATCGTATTTGTTCTTTAAATTGAGAGATTATTAAAAGTTAAAAGTGTGTTATACTTGTGTAATGAAAAAAGAAACTCTAAAGGAACTTGGTAAACTCATCTTAGATGTAACTAAGATTGTTATTGCCATAGTTGTTATCACACCTTTTGTTAAAGGTGGAAGTGTTGAAATTTTACCAATATTATCAGCTGTTGCTATGGCTGGTATAGGTTTATACATAATAAATAAAGGAGCTAAAGATGAGTAGCTTAACCGTAGCATCACTTGTACTGTTGGCGTTTAGTGCAGTAGCTGCACTTTATGTTCACTTTACAACCAAAAACGAAAAAGGTCCACACACCCACTAACTTTTAGTATCTCTCGAATAAAGAAAATCAATTTTGAGGGAATACTATGCAAATCACATTCAACGACAAACCGCTTCACCTGGTGGAACATTCACAACACGAGTTTTTACTTTCAAATAAAGAAGTTGCACTTGGGTATGGTGTAAATCAAGTTACTATGTCAAGACACAAAACAGAACATTCCGACGAACTCATAGAAGGTAAACACTGGCTTCGGCTTCAGGTTCAAACCAAAGGCGGAAAACAAAAAGTAATTCACTGGACCAAAAAAGGTGTAGTACGTTTAGGTTTCTTCATAAAAAGTGAAAATGCTAAAAAGTTTCGTGACTGGGCTGAGGACTACATAGTAAATCCAAATGCCGAAAATGATGAAATTAAGAACTTGAAACAAATCATCATGGCTCAAAACAAACTCATAGCAGAAAACTCATCTGAGACTAGGAGAAAACTTGATGATATCTTTATGAACGATCCATCTATGCATAACGATTTCTTAGAGTTCTTATACCAAGCAAACAAAGCAGTCCATGAAGTAAACATCATAAGACACATATCACCAAGACTTGACGATACACACCAAAGCCTAAGTAACTTCATGCTTCACATAACCAGAAGATATGAAAAGATAAGAGGTGTAAGTAAGTATAAAATGAAACAAATCGAATAAGCCAAATTATACTATACTTCAAGTGCTGCCAACCTCCTAGATAATTTTTCAGCCCTATTCTCACTATCTTTACCGTCTAGCATATCAAGTTCATGTAGATCTCTGTACCATTTGCTATCTAGCATCTCGACACTAGCTTTTTTGTATTCATATTCAGATAGATACTTCCAGGTCTTTTTGAAGTTCATTAAACCCTCTACTCCCATCATGTATGCCATCTCTAAAATTACATCCTGAGCCTCTTGAGCCAAATGATTTACAAACGGTTTTCTTCGCTCGATATCTTCAGCGATAGGTGTTAACCTCATTAGTATTAGAATCTTTGCTTCTTTCTTTGTGATCTCAAGAAGAGTTCCATTACCAATAGTTAGTTTTAACTCAGGCATCATCATCTCTAATTTAGTTAAAAACTCTAAATCTGTTCTTTGCAAAGCTTTCCTGACTATAGGGTCAACGTGTGCAAACTTAGTGTAACCCTCGCCATCAATTATGCTATCTACCGCTTGTGTTGAAACTTTCATTTTCTACCACCTACATTCATATTTTAAAAAGTACCTATTTATTAACTCAACACTTAATGAGCAACTTTTTTTTTATCTTGATCTTCTCTTACAACTTCACGACCTTTATCGTACAAAGTCGCTCCGACATCTACAGCCTTTAGAGTAGCTCTGGTTTTTGCATCCATTGGAACAAGCGGTGCTACTGCTTTACCTACTCCATAAGCTGTTTTTGCAACACCGTAGGCTTTGTCTGTTTTGGCACAACCGCTTATTAAGATCACGATAACAAGTAGTATCATTAGTAGTATTTTCATATCTCATCTCCTTTTATATAATTTAATATCTTTCCCTGCCCTTGTTCCAATGCATCAAAGCGTGTATCCATATGTTTTTCAAACTGTCTAAATAGTTCCTTAGATACAAACTTCTCATCAACATCTTTTGCTGTAACTGCGAGTTCACTTCTAGTGTTTAGTGCTACAATATCATCACCGTGTTTATCAAGTCTTTTAAAGATCATGTCTTGATTCTTCTTTAGTTCGCTAACCATATATCGCATTACGAATATTGCACCAATAAACCCTATGATTGCTAGTGCTAAACTAACATAACCGCTATAATCCATCATAATACTTCCTCGTTATAGTTAAATGCACCGGCACCGGCAACATTTACAACTGCTCTGTATGTGTCGGCTCTCAACTTGGCTGCTTTTGTCGGGTAATACCACTTATCAAATAGATCAATGACGATCTCTATGTTGTCATGTATTCTTTCGTCATACATTTTTCTATCTTCCTCAGTACCGCCACGCTTATAATCATCATCATGTATGCAACACACAATTCTAATATTTAAGCCATACACCGTATTAGGCACAAAGTATTTATTCCAGCCAGTTCCACAACCGTTACAGCTTTTTCGTTCATCTTCCCATCTATCCCAGAATCCATCAGAAACAATCAGATGTTCTTTAAGTTCTTCGATTGAAACTTGAAATAAATACATTTTTGCTCCTATCTCTTATAAACCAGCACCAGCTATAAATAACTCGTCTATCTGTAGTTCTGTAAGACTTAACGCTGGTGCTAGTTGAGCCACAAACAGGTGACCTCTTGTTAGCTCAGTTGCTAAATCCCATTCATCCTTTGCATCTACATTTGAGGCTAGAACTGCATTAAAATCATCCCATAAAGTGCCAGTACCCGAAACAGTAGCTTTCATTGCTTTCATTGCTTGTACTCTTGTAATAGTAGGCGGTACAGTAGCTTTAAACTCTGCATCTAGTTCCGCTTGTGTCTTAGCTATAGAAGTTCTAGTCACATATACAATCTTGCTCACTTCATCAACTCTAAAAGTCTCGCCACCGTCATACTTATGTGTATCAGCTAAAGGCGGTGTCTCATCGCTCTCAGCCCAATAACCGAAACCTCTAAAACCAAGTGCTTCGTCAGTCCAGCTTAAATCATTAAGAGATTCTTGTTTTAATCCAACAAGTGCTTTTGGTAAAGCCTCTCTTGTAGTTGCTAATGTTGTTAAATTTACTTTTATCATCATAGCTGTACTCCTTTATTTAAAAGTGCTACTGCTGATGGTTTAGCAGACGAATAATCAATTGGAGCATCACCGCCAAGAACAGCAGCGGTTGTTGCTGAATAAGTGGCTGTGTAATTAGTCATGCTTCCTCCATCATCAGAGTAAGCAGCATACCCCGTATTTATGTTTAACCAATCTGCCGTTAAATCTGCAATAGGAACAACAAACATTGATGCAGCCATTGTTACTGTAGCCAAAAGCAGATATATGTTTTCATTATCAACCTCTAGTTCATAAAATGAACCTGTTGTTCTTATTGCTTTTATTAAATTTAGGTTGTTGTCTAAAATTATCAATGTTTGATTACTATTAATAGTATCCACAGCTACACAAACTACATAGTTATCACTTACTTCTAAAAAGCTCATACTTCCATAATCTGCACCGACTTTATGATAATACTTAGATATACCACCATTAAATGTAGAATTGACCTTACAGAAAAATACTTGCTCCTCTGTTGCAACACTTGTATAGCCTGTTTGAGCAAGTAAGATTGTTCCGTTTTGAGTAATATTAAATCTTATATCTAAACCACCCCCAGCCACTTGAAACTGTAATTTATCTGCATTAGCTACTGTTTTATCTGTCTTGTAGATTGTATTACCAGCACTAAAATACAATTCAGAGTTATATGTCTTCATATCTTCAATTCTTCTAGTGCTGTCTGGTTTTTTTGATGTTGTAGGTACAGTTAGATTTAAATCTGGTATATGTACAAGGTTACCATAGACATTACCCTGATAGTTAAAACTACAAGTTACTGAGCCATCATCAAAGACAGAGACACTATCTAAATATGTAGAACTTAAAGTATCAATAGTATAAAAACCAGCTTTTAAAAATACTTTGTTTAGCGTATCATAAACAGCTATTGAAGGTGCTACTGCACCTGTAGCTGATGAACTCTTAGATCCTGCTATACAAATATATTGTTCATTATCTGATACAGCTATTGCAGTATCTTGAAAGTTATTTCCACTATAGATTTTAAATATTCTTTCTGCTTCTAATGTAGCTTTGTTTATCTTTGATGCTATTGTTCCCTCAGAGTAATTACTACCCCCTACATCATCAGTTCTATATATAAAGTTGCCTTTTAGCATAAATGTATCGAATGATGAATTAGAATACGGTATCACATAAGGTGCTACATAAGAACCGATTGCAACTGCTGAAGATGTTGCAGTTGCACTCCTAGTCGGCAAGCCACCAAGACCACCGCCGACAGCAGGGTTTAATCTACTTAACTGATTCATCTTAGAAGTCCGTATATTGAGCAGTAAAGACGATACCACCGATTAAAGCTACGCTAGAGGATACATATAGTTTATCCCCTGCTTCTAGTCTGATCGGTGTTGCATCACTAATGTTTGCAAAGTCTGTTACCGGAATAGCTGTTGTCGCTGCTACCGTATGAGCTGCCATCAATGCACTATCAACCAATCTTTTAGTAAGACCGTTATCCTTACTTACAAATAAGTACAAAGCCGAAGCTGTGACTGTAGCTCTTGGAACTGCTTTTAAGCTAGTTAGTAATGCACCCTCCAGCCCTGCTGTTGCAATAAGAAGTGTATTAGTCGGTGCATCATCTGCTATTGTTCCTGCTAGTGTTGCTACTGCTGTACCTGTCTTTGTCGTTTGTGCGAATGGTGCTGTATCTGTTTTTGCCATCTTATTTTCCTTGTTTTAAATTAAAAGCACAATGCTGTTGCTTGTGATTGTGCTAGGGTTTGACCAGCTTCAGGAAATAAAGCCCAATTTGCACTTTCTGCAACTGGTTCTTCACTATTGTTATTGACTTTTGAAGCCCACCTTCTGCCATTGTTGGATACGCTCACCCCTAAAGGATAAGGGTAAACAACTGGCGAAGTTGGTGTTGTAGACCAATCACCTTGATAGTTTGCACCGGCAAGTGTTATACTTGCGCTAAGAGCTGCATTATCACTTGCTGTTTGAACCTGACTTGCTAAAGTATCAACCTCACCAGCTACTGTATTCATCGCAGATATTGAATTATTCATTGATGTTAAAACTGTTGGTATTCTTCCCCACACATAGGATGCGTCTGATCTAAATGTTGCAGAACCTTCGACTGGTATTTGAAGTAAATCAAAGTTATCTGCCTGCGGTATTGTTACTGAAATTGCCATTATATATATCCTTCTACTTCTAATTGATATGTTGTTTTTGTTACTGAGATTGGCATATCGTGATCTTTCATTTCACCGTAAATCAATAAAGATTTATAGCCACCTTCACGCTCATCACCTACAAATATACAAGGTGTATCAACGATTGTTTCAAGTCTGTCTTCTATTAAATCTGTATGTTCAGAATCTATTAAACAGGTTATTTTCATTCTTCTGTATCTTGCTTTTCTTCTAGTTACAATGTTGCCATCAGAATTACGTTTTTTTGATGTGATACCCCTTCTTGAAATAACTGGTTTTGGATCTATTAAAGATAAACCGTAACTTTTTGAGCGACCATAAGCAATGTGACCGACCGATGCCGTATTAGTTGGATTGTCTATCCATATTTCTAGTGTTGCATTAAACACTAAGGGTAAAAGTTTGTAGAAATTAGAATGATATTCCGGTGTTTCATAAGACCAGTCAAACCAATCAAATACCTCTCTTTCTAGCGTGTCGTATGTTTGGTCAATTACTGGAAGGGTTGTATCTAGGTTTACTATTTTCACACGAACCGTTGCAGCTCTTAAACCGCCAAGCATTAACACATCAATATCAGATGTTGAAAACTTGTAATATATAAAATCTGCATTTTCACACTTAGATGAGCCTAATTCATCAAAAGCCCTTCCGTAGTTAGTCGCTCCATCATCCCACCAATATGTTCCTCTTCCAGTTGTTGGGTCAACATCTACAAGTGGGTCTACACCTATTGGCACATCCTGAACAGCTTTATATTTTCTATGGGTAACTCCATTGATTTGGACTACAGCATATGTTGAATAAGCATTAGCGGTACTGTGAACAGCAATTCCAGCTTCAATTACTGCAATATTTGTATCTAATATAACAGCTTTGTTTCTAGTGGAAATAATCATGCTATTTTTTCCTCGATTTCAGATAGTAATATTGATTGATCTTCATTCTCTTTTCTGAGTGCTTTTATCTCATTTGCTTGTTGAGCAATCAATTCTGTCTGTTGAGCTGTATCTTTTCTTAGTGCCTTTAACTCTGCTACAACTGCTTTCATAGGATTATTTAAAGTTACTGGAATTGTTTTTCCATCTGGCAGAGGAACAAATGCCTCTGTTCCTGCTTCACCAAATAGTGCCACCGTTGGCTGGTCCACCACTCCACCGTTTGCAAAAGGTGTAAATTCAGGAGCTACTTCTTCAAAGTTACTAGCTAAGTCTTCTGTAGCTGTGTTACTCTGATTAGCCCAATAGTCCACTTCCTTGGCAGATGGAGTGCGACCCAACCCTTGCTCATATAGAGAGGTTATATAATCAGCCCTTGAAATATCGCCATTCTCTACGCCAGCAACACCTACCGCTATACCTAAGTTTGATGAAGATAAAGCACCGCTGGCTAACTCGCCAGCCCAATAATTAGCACCTGCTGTGTCAGCTTCTATGCCTAATACGCTTTGATAAGCTGTTGATACTTGTGACCCCTCTTGTGATAAAGCAGATAACTGAATATCTTTAATAGCCTTTACTATCTCGCTATCTGCACCCCAAAAAGCCTCATAATCGTTAATAGACTCATTCATAACATCTAATAGAGCATCTTGACCTATAGAGTAAGCATCTATTATCTCTTGTAACTTAGTTTCTGTTAAGTCTTTTAACTCGTCTGTTTTTACTTCAAACGCTACAGTTTCTAATATAATAGCTTCTTCAATATCACCTAAAGTTGATGCTGTACCTGATTGACCACCTAAAGCCTCTATCTTATTAGCCATAACAGCTATTGCGAAACCAGCCTCACGACTACTACCTGAATACTCTAATGCTTGTTTAGAAAACTCATCAGTTAAAGCTGTAATACCTGAAACCTCAGTACCTATATCTTGACCTACTGATAATTTCATAGTAGCATCGGCTATAAGCCTGTTTAACTTGTCTTCTGTAAAAGATAGTTGATCCTCACCACTCATAGCCGAAACCATTAATGACTCAGCAGTATCAATTAAAGTTTTAGAATAGTCGGTTAATTTCTCAGCTACTACAAGCTCGTTATTTAAAAAAGCTAATCTCTCATTATGTAATTTCGTTTCACCATCTAACTGAGCTTGATACGCCTTCATAATCTTAGCAGGGTCGTCTCCAGCCTCAGCAAAAGTCATAAAAGAACCATTTAATGTATTAAGTCCTCTTTGTGCCTCAACTACTCCTTGTGAAAATGTAGTATAAGCATCTGCTAAACTTGTTATCTCATCTATAGCCATCTGTTGAGCTAATGTTTCTGTCTCAGCTATACTTTGAGCTAAAGCGTCATTATAAGCGTCTTGTGCATTAGTAGCACTCATTAAAGTATCACTTAATGTATTCCATTGTTCAATCGCTTCGGGTGTAAAACTTTCTCTCATAGCCTCATTATATCTATCAAGGAAATTTTCAACCGTTAGCCCTGTTTGCCCCATTATTTCAGCAAGGCTATTAAAATCATTGCTTACGAACTCAGCTTGTTTAGATAAAGCCTCTAAATCAAGCCCATCTCTTTGTAATGCAAAAAGTTCAAACTCTCTCTGTACTCCAACCACAGTTTGAAAAGCGTTTGTAATGGCTTCACCTACCGCCATATCTACATCTTTTGCGTACTGCTCCCAAACCTCAAAAGTCTCAATACCTTGTAATACATCTCCTGAGATAGCTTCGTGTGAACCTCTTACGATAAGGTCTTCTATAACTTGTGTCATATTTAAGCTTCTGAGTTTGCCTACAAAATAGTTATAATTCTTATCGCCTACCTCGAACCCTGATGTTCTTCCGAATAATCCCGTGTATAAAATATCAGCTATTGCGATTACATCAGTTTCGCCCTCTACTTGTTTCCTTAGTGTTTCAACTGTTGGAGCTCCTGTATATGCCATTAATGCACTTTGAGCGATAGCGTCTTGTAACGTTTCATTAGGGTACTTGCCAGCAGATACCACAATGTCATCAAACTCGCCTAATTGTGACAATAAGAAATCATAACTACTAAATATACTACTTATCTGTTTTTTAGTTGCTTCATCGAGTTCTGTAAATTCCGTCCATGATTTAGAGCTAAACCATGATTTTTTTTCTTTATCTACAAACAACACTAATTCATCTAAGCTGTCCGCAGTTAATGACTCAGCAGAAAATAATCCCGCAGCCGTAGTTTTAGTCTTACCGAATATACCACCGACAATAGCACCTAGAGCCGAACCGACTATACCTCCTAATAAAGTACCGATACCCGGAAAAATAGACCCGATTATTGCACCTGTAGCACCACCGATTGCACCGCCTGTTGTAGCTTGTGTATCTGCACCAAGTAGCATATCACCTAAACCACCTAATGCAGCACCCCCTATACCGCCAGCTAAACCAGCAGTAGCAATACCGCCAGCTAAAGAACCACCCGTAAGACCGCTAACACCTCCACCACCTAATACATTAGCACCGCCAGCTAATACACTAGCTGTACCTGTAAAACCTGCAGCAGAAGCTGACCCTGCTAAACTACCTAATAGAGCAGATGGACCGTATATAACACTCGTTAAACCCTCTGTAAATAAAGTAGTAGCTGTCTTTAGATTACTTGCTGCTGATACTAAGTCTTTAGCTCCTAAAGCTGTACCAGCTGCATCACTAGCTGAGGCAGCAGTAGTAACACCTCCCGTAGTAAATATGCCACCTGTTAGCTTACCTAATGTTGATATTATAGTAGATGTTGCCGACCCACTTGTAGATGGAGTTGCACCAAAACCTAGCATGTCTTTTACACCGCCAATTAGTGATTGCGATAATTGACTTGAAACACCTCTAGCGATAGATGTAGTTATAGAACTCCAAAAATCTTTAAGCCAATCTCCGAATGAAGTCCACTTATCAGTCATAGCGTCGAATATCTGGTTATCCATAGACTTCTCTATATCGTCAAACAGATCAAACCAAAACTTATTTTGGTCTTTGAAAGTCTTAGCATTGAACTTATTTAAATCAGCTTCCCATACTTGCAACATCTCTTCATTTGTTAACATGCCCGTTTCGGCTAATTTCTGAAGCTTCAAACCCTCTTCAATATAAAAAGCATTTGACACATCACCGATAGCTTTATAATATGCTAATTGTGTGCCTTCGACTTCTACGTTGTGAGCTTTTAGTGCTTTAGCCCGGCTTGTATCTAACTCATCAAAATATTTAGTCTTAGCTATTGCTGCAACTTTTTCAAACTGCTCTTTGGTTAAATCCTGATATTCTTGTGCTAATACACCTTGCTTGATTAACCAAGCAGTTTCATATTCTCCTACAGTTTCATAGTACGTTTCCCAAGAATTTAAGGCTGTTGAAAAATCTTTATTTTGCTTATCGTTTCCAGCATCATAGCTTCCATCTTCTCCAAAATCAGCTTTTTTATTTTTATTTTTAGCCTCTGTATTTGTGTCTAAAGATAAAGTGTATTTTTCTAGATTATCAACTGTACTAGAAATAGTCTCCTTAACAATATTTAAGCCATCAACATACTCATAATGTTCAACTTTTCTTTTGGCTGCATCTACTTCTATGTCTGCCATTGTCTGACGAACTTTGTTTAACTCAATACGACTTTGTTTTACAGATTCATCACTAATGCCTAACTTATCTTTCATAAAATCAGGTAATACACCATTTGCTGAAGCATTGATCTCATAGATCATCTCGTACCATGCTTCTTGAACACCATAAAAAGCATATTTAGCATTGTTGGCTATCTGCTCAATAATCATACTTATAGTTTCAAAAACGTACATTCCACCGATTACAACATTTGAAAGACCTTCAAAACCTTTAGCCGTCATAATTAAACCGCTTCTGGCTACAGAATAAAGAGCTTCCATATCCTCTTTGTTGTCTGTGATACCTTTAAACTCAGTACCCAAGTCTTTTAGTGTATGCTTTAAACCATCAAATATACCACTTTTATTAGCAATATCATTTAGCATTAATGTATATGTGTCAGTTACATTTGATGTAATACCGTTCCATGTATCCATCTGATCTTGCATAGCACCTTTGTACTTAGAATTAAATAGAGCATTTAGTGTTGATTGTATAACTTCGGAATTGTTTGCAACTACAATGTGTTTTGCTTGACCACTTGAAGTAGTCCAATTGTAAGCCACTTCATCACCAAGCACTTTAGCTTTTACACCAAACTCTTTTAGTCTTTCATTCTCACCAGTCATGGCATCAGCCATAGCTTCAACTGCTTGTTCTAAACTCTTACCCATTCCAGCAGCGGTATCGCCTAAAGTCTCTAAGCTTCCAGTTGTCGGGTCAATACCGTATGCTTTAGCTTTTAAAAATGCTTCGCCTACTTTTTCCATCTGGTAAGGTGTTTGGGATGTAAATTCTGCAATCCATTCGAAAGACTTTTGAGCAGCGACAGAATCACCCTCTAAAGTTTTTAAAATAGATTGTTGTGTCTCAAATTTAGCTGCTGTTCCTATTAACTCACCTAGTGCAGCTCTTGCTACATCAAAAGCTTGTTTTAAACCATATATAGCAGCACCAGCGTGTGCCATATTTGCAAGTCTATCTTGAAACTTCTTGGTACTTTTATCAGTTTTACCTACAGATTTATCCAGGTCTTTAAATTCACCGTTTACAACATTTATAGCACCGGTCTTTTTATCAACGGAGATTTTTATTTTTAAATCTTTTTCCATTATGTTATAATGTCCTTACTATGAATTTTTTAACTAATCTAACTCTTACATTCATAATCGCTTTTATGAGTGTAATCATCACTTTTGTAACTGCTCAACCACTTTGGCTGATACTTATAGCTGTTCGCCTATACTATGTGTATAAACAGAACAGAACAGCTACTACTTAACTCTTTGCATAAACTTCTGAAACAATCCTTTTAACGATAGAATAAGTATCTATTGAATCAAGTTCATATTTCTCGCAAAAGTCTTTAACAATCATGTAGTCGGCTTGCATGCCAGCCATACTAACCTTTGAACTTAAATTAACTAAATTTGCTATAACAATCTCCCAGTCACAATTCAACTGAGCTTTAAAAATTCCATTATCCTTACCGTTGCTTTTTAGGTGAGTGATAATGTTATTTACTTTTTTTCTTTAGCCTCTTTTATCAGAATCCCTAATTCATTAAAAATAGCCTGAAAACCTATGCCTAAATCACTGATCTCTTTTTTAAGAATTGCTGCATCAGTACCGCTTACACTTAGGTCGTAGCGTTTTTCAAATAACTCTGCAATTGCTTTGTTTAATCCAACAATATTTCTGTCAAGTTCAGTTATCTCTTTTTTAAGATTGAAGATAGTTTTATTTAAAGCTTTTTGCTCAAACATCACTATAACCCTATCAATAACTTTACCATCCGCTAAGATGTGTTTATTGATCTCAAACTCTTCTATTGCTTCAGACAAAGAAGCTTGCAATGTGTCTTTTTTTTCATAGTCACTTTTATATTTATCCGTTACTTCATCAAGTTCACTCTGTTGTGCTTGTGACATTTTTTCTGCAACAACTATAGAAAAAGGTTTGTCATCTATCTCTATAGTAATTGGGAATTTAGTTCGTATCATTACATTTCACCTACGCTTTTGGCATGAAGTATTCTTTGAAGTAACCCTCAGCTACCTCTAGAATCTCGCCATCAAAACCAATAGTTGCATGTTTATCAGTAAAGTAATCTCTAATATCACCGCTTGGAGTAATAACAGCATGATGAACAACTAAAACTGGATCTTCAGTACCAGATATGTTCTCACCAATGATTTTGATCTTACCCTCGATCTTTGACAATGTACCACCGTTAACAACTGGAATATCTGTTGCGATTGCTGCTACAGTTCCATCAGGCAAAGTAGCACCGATTGCAAAATTCTCTGTAGTCTCAGTACCAAACATTGCCATAGCCATGTTTACCTTATCTACGTTTTGAGTTGTAAAAGAGATAGTTGCATCTGTAGCTGTAGCCACCTTGTCAACTTTCTTTGCAATCCCAGTATCTTTACTCATAGCATCTGCATAAGTTTGTGAGATTTTCAGGTTTGCACTTTGTATCTCACCAATCTCTACTTCAGCATCATAAGTTGCACCATTATATTTACTAAAAAGCAGTTTTCCACCACCGATGTATCTTTCAATTGCCATGATCTAACCCCTTATTTGTCGGTTACAAGCTCTGCTTGTTTGTTTTTAATTAGAATTTTTGATGTACTCTCTAGCACCTCAGTCGTTCCACCTATTTCAACTTTTTTGTTGTCTTCACCTCTTAGCACTACTAATGCTTTGATCTTCACTCTTTTTTCATCAGCCATTTTGACCCCTTTATAAGTATTTAATTTCGGCTTCTAGGACAATCACTTCCCAGTCCAAATTTTCTATCTCTCTTACTAAGCTTACAAACCTTAAGCCACTGTTGTTTTTCACATGATGCGACATTAGATCAGATATGATCTCAGTTGTTATCTGCTGATCTTTACAAATCACTGCAAAAGATGTCATGCACGATCTATCAGAATCTTCAATTGATTTAATATCAAGTCTTTTGAAGTCATATTTGATACGATTGTTTATTATCCCTTTGACAATTGGTTTTACTTCATTCTCTAACATCACTCAACCTCGTCTAAAGCCACAATCGTTTCAAGTTCTGTTTCAGTAGGGTTATGGTTCAAGACTTCATAGGTCACACCGTTTATTTCAAAAACGTGACCATCAGCAAGTCCTACAACATCACTACTCTGAACTTTTATTAGTTTGTCACTAATGCCACCAACTGTGAAATCATCATCAAAAAATACACCAATCTCAACACCGTTGTATGTAGCATATGCATCTGCTAGTGCTGTATACATATTCGGTAAATCTCCTGAGAGTGATGTATTAAGACCCATTACTTGCCAGCCTCAAAATCTACTTTTTCAAGTAAAACTTTGATCTCTTTTTTAGTTCCACTAACATCTTCAACTCCACAAGCCTTAGCATAGTCTCTCAACGGTTCTAAATTTAGTTTTGTGTATTCAACCTCTTTTAACTCTGTAAGTGTCATTTCGCTATAAGGTTTTAACCCACCACCATTTTGAGCCTTATAAGCCTCTTCAATTGATGGTGAACCTTTACCACCTAAGATCATGCTGTTAAAAAGGCTCTCACCTACAGAGAGAATAGTGTCAGGTTTATAATCCTGACCTCTATAGTTCCCCTCGCCACTCATTTTAATAAACTTCATAACAAGACCTTTTATGCGTTGATCTTAACTAGAATACTTCCAGCAGTTGCACCAGCTTTTGCACTGACCGCTTTACCAGCCAACGTATTAGCAGTTGCAGTTATTGTCACAACTCTGTTCGTAGCATCAAAATAAACTATAGCACCAACTGTAATAGCATCAGCCGTTGTTGCTGTGATCTGCCAAACACCTTCAAGCTTAACTGCTATAACCTCACCAGTTAAACCAGAAGTTACAGCAACACCGACCATAGTTCCCAAAGGAATTACATCACCTACATTTACATCACTTGTTAGAGTATGGTCAATAGTTTGACCCTCTTGAATTTCAATCGCTTCTTTTGCCATCTTATGCTCCTAGATTTTTATATAGACCACGGAAGTTTGTTACAACCACACCGAAATCAAAAACACATTTAAACTCAGCACCATCTATGTCATTACTTTTTTGTTGCACGATTGGTTGTTTATTTGTACCTTGCAGGTATCCGACTTTTACAGTGTTCCTACCAGCTGCTAAGTACCAAGGTGTAGCGTCAAGTTCGCTGTCAACAATCGGTGTAACAGAATTTCTATGTGGATTTGACACACCACTGTTTGCATTGCCAACATCAGATTCACTGTTTAATAGCTGAAGTGCTGTAGTCTCATTTTCAGGTGCTACAAGTAAGTATTTAGGTGAAATATTTAAAGCTTTTGCACCATCTTTTTGTCTTCTCATTGCAGTTCTTGCAGCTGTTAAAGTTGTAGTTGATAGGGCAGCACCTGTCGCAGAAACATTTTTATGAGTTGCAGCATCAAATATTGCTTTAGTGTCAGCCATTTTGTAGTCTACATAATCACCTTTTGCTTGTAAAAGATCATAAACAATACCATTTGATGTACGTTTAGCCATACGACCAAATTCCGCAACGATGTCCGTGAATACGCCTAAGTCATCATTAATAATCATCTGACGTGTTAATGTAAATTCTTCACCATAGCTTTCTAAAAACCATGATTCACCATTTTCATCAAACTCAATCTTTTTCTTCTCTCCACCCTCTCTTAGCTTTCTAAGACGTCCATTAAGATTTTTTAGACCAGCTTCCGTTCTAGTTTTAAAGTCAGGTAATTCTACTCCTTGTGTCCAAATATGAAAGGTTCCCTCTTCTTCCATGAAAGCCTCTGCCATAACACGGTTTGCAACATTACCAAGGAGTATAGGGAAATCACTTGTACTCATAGCACGATTCACAAGCTCTTGTCTATCAAAACCATCATAGCCGGTTAATGCACGAGCCATATCTAAAAGTGTAGCACCCGCAAACTCTCTTGCTTTTTCAGACATATTTGCTGGTGAATACCCACATCTAGACACTACTGCATCTTCTATGTCTCTTCTCATATCAACAGCGGTATCACCACCTTTAAAGCTAGCAACATTTGAACGCTCTTGGTTATCGTCTAAAATAGCTTTTCTAACCATGTCTAGGCTTGTACCATCAGAAATAAAAGCAGCTGCTCTTTCTTGGTCTAGTTGACCACCCATTAAAAGAGAAGTGATACCATTTGTTCTTGCTCTTTCATTTGATACTGCATCATCAGCAGTTCTTTGTGTATTCGCAACACCAGCTGCATCATCACCACCTGAAGCTGATCTTTTTTCAAGATCGTTTAACTCTTTTAATCTTGCTTTTTGTGTATCATCTAAAGCATCTATATCTTTTCTGAGTTGATCTAACTCAGCTCTTAACTTTTCATTCATTGATTTATCTCCCTCAATATCATTTTTATTCCTACCAACAGTAGCACCTTCATCGAATCCAATACCAACTGCACTTAACTCACGAATATCAAAGTCAGTTACAGTAACAATGTCAGGTTCGCCTTTACGTTCCTCTACTGTTGCGGTATTGACCTTGTAGCCGATAGAAACATCTGTAAGTATCCCATCAACATATTTTCTGAATATAGTTTCACTGTTTTCATCAGTTCCAAAAACGACATCTGCTTTCAGTTGACTATCTTCAACTCTTACATTTTCAACTCTGCCTAAGGCGGAATCAACTGAGCGAATGTGATCTTTGAAAAATGTCTTAAGTCTTTCATAGTTTGCTCCATTTACATCAAGTCTTTCAAGATAAATCTCGTCTTTCCACCAATCATATCTTTCACCCTCGTTATTTGCTGAGATTAAAATGAATGGTACAGTTCTGTTAACTTCATCTATCAAGCTAGTTTCTATACTTGCTTTTCTATCAAAAGAATGTCCTTGTATCTTCTTTATAACCTTATGCTGTTTTGGCATCTTCATCCTCCTCTGTTTCAGATAAGCCAGCTGCTTTTCTTTTGTCTTTTATCATTACTTCTTCTGCTATTTGTTCGTCAACAATATCTTCAAAGTTTTGACCTTTTGATGCAGCTGCTTTTGTTTGTGTAGTCATTTTAAGTTCTATCTCTTTTTCGATTGCCTTAATATCTTTAACTGGGTCAACCCACTCACGTCTTGGCATAATCCAAACTGGTTGAATATATTTAGATTTGTCAGTCCAATAATCTTTTGGCACTGTCAACCTTCCAGCCAAGACCATAGAATCAACAAAATCTGAAAACATAGGTGTAAGAAGATTAGTAGTTATACTTAACTGTTCGGCATCAAATCTTTTGTTGTCTTGAATAAGACCAGCTCTTGAAGATGCAAAATTGACTTTGGAATAATCACGAAATGCAAGTTCATAAGATATATCTCTACCAGCTGCGATAAGTCTCACTGTTGTTGTCACAAAATCAGGGTAAGAATTACCAAGTTGATTTGACTGTATAGTTTGAACTTCTTCCTGTGGTCTAAGATATTTAATCATCCCTGCGGTGATCTCTTTGATAGGATCTGGGCTTCCTTGAGCTTGTCCTGTCAACTTATCTTTAAACATAGAGCCGGCTGTGTTTGATGTTTTTATAAAAGTTGCGAAAGATGCAAGAATTCTGTTTTTAACTATTTCACTATCGTTATACGCTGCGAAGTCTTTTAGGTTATTAATTACCTGTGCATAATCTGTAATACCTCTATACTGAGTAGCTCTATCTCTCTCATAAAAATGAATAATATTTTCAGCTTTAAATGCTTTTGAGCCATTTGAGTTTATGGCTGTCTTAAGCCAGTATGCTGTAGGTCTTCCAGCACTGTTCACTTCTACACCAGAAAACACGCTGTTGTTTTTGTTTGATGTTTTTGTATTATCAAACATGTCTGATTCTACAAGTTGGAATTTCAATGGAAAAAGTTTATCTTTGGTCCAAACTTTATTTACAAGGATTTCACCATCCATGAGTTTGTGTTTAAGGGAGAGTTTTTGAAAATCATATAATCCACTTAAGCCAGCTAAATCAAAGTTCTCTTTTTTAATGAACTCTTCCCATAGTCTTTCAATGTCTTCATTAAATCTCTTTGCACCCTTAAACTCTTTATCTTTTACTTTTGATTGAAGCCTGATACCAGTACCGACAACATTTTTTACAATAGACTTATCTATTGACTTTACAATAGGGTTGTTTGCAGACAACCATCTAGCACGAGCTTTTAAAAGTTCTCTATCACTTCCAGCCAACATTTCAAAATGATTATTGGTTAAGTTAAAATCACGATTTAGCCTTGAAGTCTTTGCACCTTCATAATATGCTCTTTTTAGTTCTCTGCCAACTGTTCCAAAGCTCAGTGCGTTTACAGTTCTAAAAAGTGTATTTGTAAAGATGCTCATTATGAAAAACTCACTAAAGAAGTGTCACCCATAGGCTCTGTGTTTTGGCCCTCGATGTAGTTCGAGCCAAACATGTTGATTTTTTCTACTAGCGTATCTCTTTCAGCATAAAGTCTAAAAAGAATAGCTCTATCAACACTGTTCTCACCTTTTTGGTAGCGTTGAGCTACTTGAGTTTCTTTGATTCTAGTTTTGACTTCTGCTAATTCTTCACCGAGAGTTTGAGGCAAGAGACACTCCAAAATTTGATTTATTTCGGTATTGTGTCAGATTTGAGTTTTTTATTTTAGGGTAACTTTTTTACCCTAAAGAAATACTTGAGGTTATTTTACTTGAATGTTGGTAAGTTTTTTTCATTCTCAACCTCTAATAGATGAGCGTCTTTACAGGAATGAATTTTACCCATCAATTTTATTCTTCTATAAGGTGCAAAAACTACATCATAATCTACATAGTTCGCTGTCTTACAAAAAATAGTATTATTAGATGTATTTTGATATGTCCAGTTTCTGTAATCTGTACTACTAAAAGCAATTTTATCAGTAATATCTTTTTGTACTTGAATTTTCGATGGATTAACATTTACAACAGGCACGTCTTGTTTCGGAGCTTGATAAGTAATATTTGTCTCTTTATTATTATTTACTTCAATATAAACAGATATTTTAAATAATATATATAGGACCCCTATAGACACCAATGTCAACATTGCTTTAAAAGAAAAGTTTACAATAAAATTTCTTTTTTCATACTGTTTAGTTTCTGTTAATATATTATTATTTAGTTCTATCAACTGGTTATGCTTTTGTAACAGTTCGGTGACTATAATACTTTTAGAACTGTCATCTTCTTTCAACTGAGTATCTTTAATATCTGATACCACATCTACTTCATCTTTCATACGTTATCCTGTACATAAAAATTATTGTAAGTATTATACTTTAATATCCGGATAATTATCACCTAATTCAATGAGAGCTTTATTGTATAACCCTTCTTCAAGCATTAACTTTTCAATAGCTACACCAAGGGCTACTTCTTCTTTAGCCATGATATGCTGCACAACTTCGATAGTTCTATATGATAATGATGGCTTATTTGTTAAATTGTCTCTTTTATCCCAATAAGAGGTTTTGTGAATTTTTGGATTACCCATCAATATTCATCCCTCCAATCATTGTAGTTGTTCGTATCTTCACTCTCTTCTTCATCTAACTCAGTACTATTTAGCTCCTCCTCTATTTTTTCAAGTAGTTCATTTTCTAGTACATCCCAGTCAATACCATCAACCGGATAATATATCATCTCAAGTATTTCAAGTGCAGCTATTGAGTAAGCTCTAACATCAAGAGCCTCATTTCTAGTTCTAAACTTCACCCAACGACCTGTATCATCTCTCTTTTCAGCAGTTATCTGTTTAAAGTATCTTTGATCATAGACAAACTCTGTATCAGTTGGCTCTCTTTTAGGATAGTGCATAAAGCCTGGTCCTACTTCCTCTGTCATGAGATGAGTATGCACAACATCTTTGGCAGCATTTACACCAACACTAAAAAGAGGAATTTTACCTTTGTTATTTCTGCTTGGAGTTCCCTTTACAACTGGGGTAGCAACACCCTTATCACCCTTAATAGCAAAAATATCCAAGTCGTATCTTTTTTTACAGTAAGCATAAACATATTTTGTTCTGTGTCCTCCGGTATCTATACATGTGGCCATAACTTTTAGATCTATACCACTCTCATGTCTATATGTCTGTTCTATCAGTAACTTATCTAGTTTTTCCCATACTTTTGGATATTTTGGGTCACCATCTAAAACAAAGTAGCCTATACTCCAAGACTCACCAAACTTACCCCACCCTACTATCTCACACTCTAGTCTGTCATCTTGGGTATCTACACCAGCTGTAAGAATTAAAACTCCATCTGGTACCGTTGCATTGTAAACCTCACATCTGTCATCAAATCTATGTTCATCTACTTTCTCAAAGTTTTCTTCCCATACATTTGCATCACGAGTATTAGTCCATGTTTTCATTAGAGTAGTATCACCCTGTTTCATTTTCTTTTTTGCTTCTAAAAATTCTCTAAAAATTTCATTCCATGTAAGCATTGGTGATAAATAAGAGGGAATATTAAATCCGGCATGAATATGTCCGGGGTTTTGTGGTGTCCATTTGGCACCATTTTTCTCATCCATCATCCATTTTTTATGATGCTCTTCTATTAAGCTTCCACAATGAGGGCAACACGCTTTCACATCACCTATAAGTGTATATGTTTCAGGGTCATAATCAAATATGAAAGTATCTTTTTGAAAATAAAAAAGCCCTTTACACTCAAGACATACAACTTCATATTCCCTCTGATCACTCTCTTCATATTCAGTTTCAATATTACTTCTACCTTTAACTGTTGGTGTCGAGTTTATATATATTTTTCTATTTGGAAAAGCATCCGTTCTTTTTTTAAAAACAGATACCGCACTACCCTCACCGTTTAGATCATGTGGAAAACCGTCAATGTCATCTAAATCAACAACTTTAAAACTAAGTGATCTACCTTGAGCTGTAGAGTTTGACCAACCAAAAACTAAATTTCCGCCAGGAAACTTCATACCATCGGCATCACCTAAATCATCCTTAGTTTTGCCTCTAATAATCTTAGAAGATAAATTTGGCATAAGCTGTAAACTTGGTATGAGCTTTATCTTTCTGTGTTTCTTCATTAAGCTTTCAGTAGGCATTACAAGCAACATACTACAAGGATAAATATCCATATAACAAAGCAAAAAATTATTACCAATCTCAGTACCGCCGATTTGTGTACCTTTTTTAACTTTAATTTGTTGTCTCGGATTTTGTGGACTTAATTCATCCATAATCTCCCTTACAAACGGGAACCTACTTGTTCTCCATTGACCAGGTTCTGCACTAGATTCTTTTGGCAGCTTTCTTCTATCATCTGCCCATTGAGATATAGTAAATAATGGGTCAGGCTTTAAACCTTCCCTAAAAGAACGAATATACAAACCGTCATTAATCATTAGCTAAATCCTCTAGCACATAATTAATCTCTTTTATAAGTATCTGTGTAATCTCTGGTTTATCTTTTCCAATAAGTTCAGATGATAATCTATCAGGAAGAGATAAAAAACCGTCTCTAACTTTACGAGCTATTTCAAAAGCTTCTTTTTCAACTATTGAAGTATCAACCAGTCTTTTTTCCAGTTCTTGATTTTTCAAAAACTTTTCTATTTTTACATCTTCATCTTTTGAGATACTAGCTTTTTGTAATGGGCTCTTTGTTAAGGATATTAAACCTTTGTAAAATTTTCTAATATCACTAATACTTTGTGGCTTAAATTCTTCCAAATCTTTTGATATTACTTCTGGAAGACTATCATTTGTACTATTTGAAATATCATCTTTTTTATTTATAAAATCAACATAAGCTTTTAAAGCTAGAACTCTTTTTAATTTTTTGCCTTCATAACATTCTTTAAATACATCAATTTTATCTAGTCTTGTTATTTCAGTAGCAGATTTTAAAGAAAATGCTAAAGCTAAGTCTTTCTTAGTAATATATAATTTGTTTAAATCTTTATTTTTATCATTAGCTTCTCTTTGAGAATCTCTTTTAAAATCATAATTATTTACATATGCTTCAATTGTTTCAAATCTTAATAATTCATCCCCTTTATAACAGTGATCAAAGATACCTTTTTTTTCAAGCTTTGTTATGTATGGTGATGAAGTTCCTACAATTCTTGAAAGTTCACTCTTTTTGATGGTATTTTCACTCATTCTTTACCTCTGAAACTTATATATAGCTGAAAAATATCCATAATACACAAATACACAAACTTGGTTAATCTTCCTAATAATTACTATATACACGAACTTTAAGCTACTTGTTGAAGATATATTTATCATCAAAAAGTTAACCAAGTTGAAAAATCTACAAACTAACTGAATAATGAGGTTCACACTACCCTTAAGAGTTAAATGTCTCAGAAGTACCTTTTTTAGGGCTTTGCTCTCATATTTTATTTTTATTATATATTCCCTATAGTTATTTTTCTTTAACCATGTATGTAATGGTAAGTTTATTCCCTTGATTAAATACTTTACAATAGATTTTATTATTTTAACTGACAACAAAATTTCTAACCTATTTATAACGGTAGGAAAAACAGATAAATTAATCATTTAGAAGTCCACATTGCAAGGTTATATGCTTTAGAAAAATGATCGTTACCTCGTCTTGTAATTACCTTTACTAATACATCATTTAGATCAAACTGTTTCTTATACTCTGGCTTTTCAGCAATGCGTAATAGACACACTGGTTTATCATGTCCAGGCATCCTCGCATATATCCCCGGAGCAAGTGGAGACTTTGATTTACCAGTGATGACAAAAAATCTAGCATTAGTTTTATTTGCTCCTTTACGCTTGCGACTTTGTTTAGTTTCATTTGCGTTGTATCCAGCTTTAAAATTAAGCTTTATCTGTGACATAATCTGAACATATACTTGTGGTCTGATTGTAACCCCCGGTGGTGGTGTAAGTATTTCATGTTTATACATAAAGCCTTGATGTATCATTGCTTTTTCCAAACCTTTACGCTCACGGTTTCCGCCTTTGAAGTGATGGATTAGAGCTCTATATTGCCAGCTAAATTCATCAACAAATAGTTCTGCATATGGTCTAGCCTTAGTCGCTTTCTTAATACGAAATGAACTAGGTACAGCTTGTTTTTTTATATTTAACTTACCTCTGATCTCTGCTTTAACTGAATCTAAAGCATCAAACGCTATATTATTTGCTGTAAGCATCTGCATGTATGGCAGCTGTTTCTTTTCAAAGTAAGTCATACCTTTGATAATCTCTTCAATATTATTCTCTATTCTTGCCATCTTATGCCACCTTATATAATTTTTCTACATGAATACGGCCACTATTAGGCATGAGCTTTGCATACTTCATTGTCTGTTGTATATCTGCATGGTTCATTAGTTCTTGTATCTTTTGAATGGTTGTATTATTGATTGCTAAGTGACTAGCGAATGTGTGTCTAAGCGTGTGTGGTACTACTCTATTCTGTGCATCTTTCTTGTCTAATCCCTCATTAAATTCATCAAATATTGGCTTTAAAAGTTTATATATCTTTGCTTTCTTTATTGCTTCACCATCATATGAAACTACAAAGTCATTCGGTCTAAAGTTTTTAATATGCACTATCAACATATTAAAAACTTCCTCTTCCAAATAGCCTGTGTAGTTCATGTGTCGCTTGTAGTCATAAAGAGTAACAATTTTCTGATCTATATCAATATCTTTCACTTGAATATCTAAAACACTTTGCAACCTTGCACCAGTAGTTAATGCGATCTTCACATATAGTTTTAGCATACCATCATCTTTAGTTGATTCTATAAGCCTCTTAATTTCAGAGATACTTAAGTATCTTAGACGTGTATTGTTGATCTTATGCAGCCTTATATTTTTAAAAGGACTATATGCGATCATGCCACTCTTGATGCCAAAATTTATAATTCTTTTGACCAACTTTACAATTGTATTGCTGCTACTATCAGCTAACCCAACCTCTAATAATGCAGATTGTAAATCAGTGATATATTTATCATTTAAGTTTGCTATAACTACATCACCAAAACGATATTTAATATGTTTCTTATATGCCAGTGATGATTGATGATTACTTTTATTTGTTGAAGACATAGATCTAAAAAAAGCAGTTGCCAGTTCATCAAAACTTAGTTGTTTAGAACTCTTTTGTGTTAAGTCTTTACCGTTTCTAAGTTCACTTAGCTTCTTGTTTCTAAGCTCTATACACTTAGCTTCAGTTATCCCTTCACTCTTTTGTCCTACCTTTTGACATATAGTCTTTTGTTTTGATTTATAAACAATATAGTAAGAAATATCCCCATTCTTTAAATGGTTTTTTTGTACTCTTGATCCATATCGTGAAGAGGAAGTCATTATGCTACATCCACAAATGTAATCTCATTAGATCTTAATTTTTCTAAGTATTTAGATACAGAAAATTTAAAAGCTTTTTCACTTGTAGTTAAAACCTCATTAGCATATATACCTGTTATTTCATCTTCACCACTTTTAACTTTTATATTTTGAGGTAAATAGACCAAATAAAGTTCATTATCTATGAATGTGCTGAGTCCAACTATATTTTCACTATCTTTTAAATCAGATACATAAGCCTTATACGCTTTTGCAACTATCTTGATATTTAAATAGCCTTTTACTCTTTCGTAACTTTTGTAAGCATTATCCTTACCACCCAACCATCTTTTAGCTATGAATCTAAGTTCACTATAAATAATATTAAACTCTCCATCATTTGCATGATTTGAGTTTTGCGTCTTTGTTGTTGTATTAATATTAAAGTCTTGGTTGCATTGGTGTTGCATTGGTGTTGCATTGGTTTTTTCAAACTCCGTACTTGTAGTACTTTCAGGGGTCTTTTTTATTTCATTGGTGTTGCATTGGTGTTGCATTTGTTTTTTTACAGAGCTATAGTGTTGCTTGTTTTTAAGCTCCCAGAATGTAAAAAACTTAGATATTTCATCTTTAAACTCTACTATCCATCTTTGAACTGATCCTCTATTTTTACCCCATGATTCAGCATAGAAACTAATGCTGTTCACTTCATCATCATGCATATCACTAAAGTATTCCATAAAAGCCCTAGCTTTCTCTCTTTTACGACTTTGTTTTAGTTTATTTACATAATTTGCTGGTAAATTTATATAATACTGCTGCATCATTTAAGCTCAGGCATTTCTATTTTTTTAGGTTCATTGGATGCACTTGATGTGTAAGCAATTTCATAAAGAGAAGGTGCATGTTCTTGGAGCATAACGGTCTTAGGGTTTATATACATCTCTTCTTTAAATTCATTACCGTTTTGTCTATTCTTCTCACAAATAAAATTACGCTTTTTTTCAATATTTTTATCCTTTTGAATAAAGAACATGATATCCGCATCATGGTCTGCATCCCCACTACCCTTAACGGCCATAAAACCACTTTTAAGATCTTCCTTGCTTACTTGAACTATTAGTATTATAATTATGTCAAGCTCTATACATAGCCTTGATAACCTTGCTGTAATATCACTTATCTGTTCATTACGTTTTTCTTTAAGATATTTATTTGTGATTTTCATTAATGAGTCAATTGTAAAAAACTTAGTGCCAGATCTAGCTAGTTTTTTTATAGTTTTTTCTATCTGGGATATATCCCTGCCCTTGTCAATAATTTTTATATTTTTTCTTTGATTAATATTTAGGTTAGCTCTTTTTGCTCTCATAGCCAACTTATACTTAGGCATCTCAAAACTAAGGTATGCACCTTTAAACCCTTGAGATACATTATAAAGCCACTGAAGTGTAAAAGCTGTTTTACCACTTCCTTTTTCCCCACCGGTCATTATGAGCTGTGCAAGTTCCAAGCCGCCACCAAAACGAGTATCTATCACATTTATACCAGTTTCATATTTTGGTTTTATAGGCATACTGTCCAGATCTATTATCGCATCATCTAAATCTTGTACTTCTATATCACTGCTATCATTATCTTCTATAAGTTTTATTTCATTTAAAATATTAGACAAAACTTCATCAACAGTTAAATTCTCTTCTATTACACCTCTTTTTATAGCTGTAGTAATATTTAGGAGTTTTCTTTTGTTTGATAACTCTTTCACTTCTTCACAGTAAGATTTTGTGTCATATATAGGGTTTGCACTCATAACCTCAATCATTACACAATCATCAAATTTTTTAATCATCAAGAGCTCTTTTTTCATAAACTCTTCATCTATAGGAAGATTTTTCTGAGTAAGTGTTGTCATAGAGTTAAATATATCTTGATGGGCCGGTAGATAAAAATCATCTGTATGCAAAAGTGGTTGTAGCTCTTCAAATAACTTAGGTTCAAAGATAATAGAATTAAGTATACTTCTCTCAAATGCTATATTATAAAGGCTGTCTTGCATTAGTAAGCCTTTGCTTTTTGTCTTAAGCTTACTACAAAATCCCATTTTTTGCTTTGAGATATTAAGTTACAGCTAACAACTACTTTTATGAGTAAAAATATTATAAATTTCATTGTTTATCTTCTACAATTTTTAGATTTTTTACACTGTTTTCAAGTACTGCGAGAGCCGTTTGTGCCTCTTTTATCTCTTTTAGTATTTGTCTCTTTTCATCTTCATCAATATTATTGTCTGCTAGATCTAACTTGGCTTCTCTAAACACATCAGAACCTTCAATGTTTGCAATATCAACAAGATGGTGTATATCTTTTATGGAGACGGTTACCTGCTGTGCCGGTATAGCCAACATCCCTACTTCGTGAGCTATCTTCTCAATTATTCTGGTATCAGATGTTAAACGAGTTATATCTATTATTCTATCAGCACTCAAAGGCTTTTCAGGTTGGTTCGGGTCCAGCTGCTTTCTAAGATAACCTTGAGTAGTTCCAAGTTCCTGAGCCACATAGTCAATCTTTTTATTAGTTCGGTCCATATAGTTTTTTATGACCTTTTGAGCTATTCTATATACCTCCTCTTTTGCTGTTTCATTACCACCGAAAATATCATCTATCATTTCAACTCCTTAATATAGGTATAAAACTTTAAGTTTTTGCACTTGAGCTAATTTCACTATCTTCTGTATTATTTTGTACATTAAAAGTGAACAACTCATCAAAAGTTACTTTTCTGTTTGTAATTTTTGTTAAATATTTAACAGTTGGTGACAAAAATGCTTTTGGAATACCGTTTCCATTGAGCCAATTTTGCACATTTTGCCTAGTTGTACATATATTTTTAGCATATTCTGCATTTGAAATATTATGTTTTTCTAGGATGTTAATTACATAGTTAATATCTTTCATGTGCATATTGTACATAATTTATTTACATATGTCAATATAAATGTACATTTTGTAAATGTTTTTATTTTGCTTTTGATGTACAATATTTATTTACAAAGGTTTGATTTATGAATGAACACATTAATTTTGAAAAAGTTGAAACACTACTAGAAAACTCAGGGAAAAGAAAAGGTGACTTTTATGACTTTGTAGGTTATACAAGACAAAGTTCTAGTAATTTCAAAGCTCAGGGCTATATCCCAGCTAAACATGCTAGTAAAATAGCTCAATTTTTTGGAATCAGCACACAAATATTATTTAATAATGATGAGATTACAAATATTAATAATATTGAAGAAATAGTTAGAACAGAAATAGCAAATAACCCAGATAAGTACACTGACTTGATAAACAACCCTATAAATAATCAAAACTTTTCAATGCTTCTGTCATACAATATAAAAGCTGGTGCTGGTGCTGAAGGGTTTTTGCCTGACACATTAGAAGCTACGAAGATACCAATATCTAACAAATTTTTAAATGGCTCTAATGCTGACTTTTTACATATCATTCAAGTTGCCGGAGATAGTATGTACCCTACTGTATCAGATAATGACTGGCTTATTATTGACATGGTTAGTAATGGTGAGACTTGTAGACAGTTTGAAAAAGTAAACGGTATATATTTGATTAACAGAGATGGTCTGGTACAAATAAAAAGACTAGAGTTTTTGGGTAAAAAAGGTATAGATATTATTTCAGACAATCAAGCATATGAAACTAAAAACACTATAAAAGATCACATAGAACTTGAAATAATCGGAAAACTTTTTAAGCAAGTAAAAGACCTAGGCTCTTTAACTATTACAGAGCTAAGTGATTAAATCCGATGGAAAACTTTAATTACACATTGTTAAATCAAGAAATAAAGAAGCAATACAAAAATAACAAAAAATTTCAAATTGCTTTAAGTAAAGTTGGTGTCATTGTTGGTGAAGAGGCAATCAAAAAATGGAGACAAGGGAATAGTGCCCCTAAAACATTTAACATCGCTATCATCTGTAAACTATTAAATATAGATCTATATGAACTCTTTTTTATGAAACCACAAAATACCATCAGCTGATTAAGGATATATCAATATTTAATTAAATATAATAAAAATTATTAAATCCAAAGGAAACAGATATGGCTCTAGTTGAATGTCCAGAGTGTAAAAAAGAAGTTAGTGATTCTGCATATAAGTGTCCAAATTGTAACTATGTGCTAAATAAACCTAAAAGAGGTGTAACTGGAATGGTTTTCAAAGGTTTATTCATTCTATTCAACGCCTTTATGGTTGTATGGATTATTGCAGTATGGTCAGCTGGTGCTACTGATAATAGTACAGAGCTTGGAGCTGCAAAAGCTATGGGAACTGGTATGCTGATCTTTATGTGGATGCTGTTTGGAATACCTCTTGGTATAATGAACTATATCACTCGCCCAAAAGCTTACGAATAATCAAAAATAAGATAAGGAATTAAAATGAAAAAAATATTAATAGCTTTAATGCTTTTAAATGGTGTTGCTTTTGCTGAACAGCAAATTGTATGTGTTGACACAGTAGTAAGTACAAAGGGATTATCTAACCTTGAGTTTTGTGTTGAACCAAATAGTAATCTAAATCCAGATGAAGTAGTTCATGTAAGAACAAGGTTATTTAACACTATTGGTAAGGTGAGTGCAAACAACTTTAGTGTTGCAACAGATAAAACTCAAAATAAAATATTAATTTCTATAAATAGTCTATGGAACAATGTTGCTTTTTCTATTCATAGCATTAAAACAAAATAAAAATATGAAGTATTAACACTTGGTTTTATAGAAAACTAGCCACTTTTAAAGTGCTAGTTTTTTTTACTCACACCACTCTTCTTTAGTGTCACCATCATATTTTACAGCTAAACCCATTTTTAGCAGTTCATCACCAATAGAAACATCATCTACATAAACATCAGCTAGTAGTCTAAAGTACTTACCTCTTTTGATATTTCGCAGTTCTATTCTCTTAGCAGTTTTAAGCATTGACACAGTTAGTTTTCTAGCTTCCTTCGCTAATTGCTTCTCTTTAAAACACTTACCTTTCATTTCAGGTGTATCTATACCATTAATTCTAATAGCCATTCTACGCCCTACTACATCAGGATAAGTATTTATATTAACCCTAAATGTATCACCATCATAGATGCTTACAACTTCACTTGCCACTACATCATCAAAAACCATATCTTTTAAAGATTCGGCATTAACAGTTAAAGCAAATAGACTAAGCATTATTATTTTTTTTACCATAATTTACAACCTTTTATGAATTATACCTTTTTCTAAATTTTCCAAACAATATCAATATGTACATAATTTATTTACAATTTAAGACAAAAAGCTTGACATAATGTAAATAAATTATGTACAATACCTTTATTGAATCAAAAAAACCTCTTGAAAATAGAGATTTTGTTTTGATGTGTTTTTTAACTTACCATGATAGAACGCTGGACAATCTATCGACTAACTTCAACCCACCAAGCATAGAGGCGGTGCTTTGGTTTTAAAACTTTTGATGTAGTGCATTGAAATTTAATAGTGTGAAAGACTAGACGACACTTCTTTTATAAGTAAATGCACTTCACAAAGAGTTTAAAATAAAGGTATATCATGCAAAACTATGACAAAATAAAAGGTGTAGTAGACACCATTGACAAACTACATGAAGCAAGAAAAGTATTGTTTTATGCTTTGTCTCCAATGGGAAAAGCTCGTTTTAATGAAGATGAAATAAAACCATATTCTGATAAGTTAAAAAATATAAAAGATGATTTAACTCAGCTTCAAGAAGATTTAGAAGCAGAGATTTATAAGTGACCTGATTCTTTAAGTCTTGACCTTAAATCATCTTCATCTGAGATTTCTATACATTCTATCAAACAGTTAAAATCGTTGTTTATTTTAGTATGTATAACATCTACAACAACAAACCTACCGGTACAACTTCTATCCTTTAACTCGTCATTTACTATGATTGAACCTATTTGAGGAATGTATCCAATAATGTCTTTTTTTGGTAATCCAGTTCCATTATGAGAAATATAATTAATCTCCACATTATCCATTATAAAGCCTTTGTATTAGTTTATTTTTAGTCAAACAAATTATATCACAAAGGTTTTACCGTGGATGATCAAAACTAAATACATAAGTATCTATATGAGAGTAAGCTGCAGACTGCTCTGATTAAATACTTATATAAAGGAAACACTATGCATGAAGAAGTTTTAGCTTCAGAAATACAAGCGTTTATAGATGCGTTTAGAAGTGTCGGAAACGGTGAGATAGCCGAAGAAACATCACGCAATCTAAAAAAATGTGTAAAAGCAACTATGCTTCACGGTAAAAAATCTACTTTGAGCATCAAGCTTGAAATATCTCAAATAGCAGATGACCAAATAGCTATGGTTGGTACAGTATCTTCAAAAGTGCCAGAGACACAAATCAAAACTGGTTTCTTTGTAAATCAGCAAACATTCTTACCGTCTAGAAATAGACCAGATCAACAAACATTACCAGGAGTTAAATAATGAAAGAACTTATAGAGAAATTTGCAAACTCATTTAGACCCGTTAAAGAAGAGTTAGATAATGGTCGTAAAGCCGTTCACAATGATTATAAAATTGTTGAAGAAGATAAGCCAATCAATTTTAAAATGCCTATTGATAGACATGTGCTCAATCAAGGTATTATTAATAAACTTGACTTCATAGCATTTGTAAATGAGTACAAAACAGATGCAACTAAGCTTTTTTACAACAACAGCGGTATTACAGCAATATTTAACTATACAACAAAAGATAACGCTGACCATGGTGATAGTAAAAGCTACATGCATCTTATGGAGACAGATGATTATAGAGAGTTTGAAAAACATCAATGCGAACTATCTCAAAAGCAGTTCGTTAGATTTTTAAAACGTATGGAGCCTTATATAGTTGCCTTTGACGGTAAACAAGCTGATGACATGGATATCATCGAGATGGCTGAACATCTACAAGCCATCAAGACCATTGATAGTGTGCAGCGTAACACTCAGCAAAAGTTTCATTTAGATGTTGAGATATCTACTGGTAAGTCAGAGATGGAACTGCCTCGTGTTATAACTTTTGAGTTTCCTATCTTTAAAAACGATCGTGATATGACCACTAAGTTTGATACAGAGCTATTTTTAAGTAGCGATGATGGATCACTAACAGCTGAACTTATCTGCTACAACATAGACCAGCTTTATGAAGAGTCTATCCGTGAACTTACAAACTCTATCTTAGCTGATATAGATGATGTTAATGCTTTTCAGTCTTAGGACTGAGGCATACAAGCATATATATGAGAGTAAATCGTTTACTCTGATTTATATATTTATAAAGGAGCAACAATGCTAAAAAAAGAATTTACTTTCAATCTATGGATTAGAAAAGACAAAGTGGTTTGGAAAGCTTTTATAAAGCCTGTGAGTGCAGATGAATGTAGGGCTTTTGTAGAAAGGCACATAAAAACCACTAAAACTATATACAACTACACACTTATTAGAGGTTAAAAAGATGTTTGAAAATGTAGAAATAATTTTGACATGGATCGCATGCAGTGGAATTGTATCGGCTTTTATAGCTCCATACATAACAGATTTTATCAAAAGTTCGTTCACTTCAAGTGATAGTTTCAAAAGAAGTGATGATCGTATGATCACAGATATGTATCTACCAAAGGACAAAATATGAAATACGAAGAACCGCCAATGTTTTCATCACTAAAAGGCAAGTTAGACGGTAAGCCGTTTGAGCATGTGTCAAGAGATATTGCTTGGTTGCAAATAATGTTGACTGTTATCCGCAAAATGGGCGGTAACGGTTTTATATACAGAGTATAACAATGACCGCATTTTTCAAGAAAAAGGCTGTAAGTCAAGTTGATGAGATTCTGATAGAGGGAAAGTTCTATACAGAACATGAGATCAAGAAGATCATAAAAGAAAATGAAACTAAAAAAGGGTAAATCATGGTAATTACAAATACACGAAAAGCTATCAAATATTATGAGTTAGCAATTAAAAATGCTGAAAATATATTAAGTCATGAAATTGAACAAGACGAAAATTATCAAGCTTTTCAAAAAAAATATAAAAAAAAGTATGGATACACAACAATATTCTATAGTCATATACAAGAGTTTAGTTTTTATGATTACAATAAAGACGAAAGTATTGATTTTTTTAGAATTGTAGATAATGAGATTGTTTATGATGATAATACTTTCGACGGTGTTAAAGATGTAGCTGAAGAACTATTAAACATTGTAAAAAGGTTTTATTAATATGAATCAAACAATAAAAACACCGGATGTAAAAGAAGTTAAAAAAAATAACAGATTGCATATCTTAGCACTAAGAGAAGCAAAGCGAGAGTTTAAAATACTGCTTAGAGATAGTGGAGTGTGAGATGAACGATAACGCAAAACCAATACTGCCAGATACAAAAGACACTATATGTTTTGATGATCGCTTTATTCCAAAGATAAAGAATGACCAAAAAGCGGTAACGATTAGAAATAGTCCTGTTTCGCTTGGGTATAAAACTTTAGATCAAGGCTTTGTTATTGAGGTACTATCGTGTGAAAAAGTTAATGTACGGGTGATAGACCATTCAAAAGATATAGCTTTAAGTAAAGCTCTGCATTTTAAAGAAATGGGATTTAAAGTATTGGGATTTAAAGACAAAATAGAGGCGTATGACCACTACAAAGATTATATAAAAAGAGATTTTGCTTATGTAATTACTTTTGATGTGCTGTCTGAATTTGAGAGGATTGAGGATGGAAAAAACTGATTACATACTTAATGAAGAAAACGGACTATTCTCTGTTGACTTAAACGGTCAGGTTGTAGCTAAAGGCTGCATAACTAAAAATGATGCACTACACGCCATATGGACCAAAGAGGGAAAAGTACAAGATGATTTCTATGTAGCTGATGAAGCTGGAAATGTGTCTCGTGTTGATAGTGGTGTATTGTAATGATGATATTCAAAGGACTATTATGAAAAGAAAAAGACTAACTGATACAGTCATTAAGATATCTAAAATGAATATGGATGAACTAACTCAGTTCAATAGCAATACAGATATGAGTAGTCTCGATAGAGCCTCAAGGGATATGCTCACAGAAGCTATAGATATTCAAATGCAGTTTCTAAACGGTGATGCATCTGCAAACGCAGCTGTAGTCTGTTCTGAAATAGATGACGTTGCATAGCATGGCTAGATATATCAAACATTCAAAATGGGTTCTAGTGAAAAAGCGTAAAGGTGACTGGGTATATAGACCAGCGAAATAATTTAAAAGGATTAACATGGTTCATATAGCAAAATGGAGCGGTGGTTATGATAGCTCTTGCATGGTGGTTATGATCTGTGAGGTCGGTTTACCACTTGACCATATTGTGTTTTGTGACACTCTCGCCGAGTTTGAAGAGATGTATGAATATATAGAAAAATTTCAGGCATACATTAAAAGAAGATTTGGCAGAACAATAACTATAATCAAGCCAGAAACTTCACTTGACAACTGGGCTTTTACAAAAATAACCAAAGGTGAAAAAGTTGGAATGATTAGAGGACTACCTTTGACTACTGTTCCATGCTACTGGAAAAGAGAATCTAAAGTGTATCCATTTGAAAGATGGTTAAAAGCCAACAATATAAAAGATCACAAACTATATATTGGCTATACATACACAGAACTGCAACGATCTAACGTTGATGCAGATAACCAAATCTATCCTCTAATTGATTTCAAAATGACTGAGGATGATGTTAGAGATTTCTTAAAGGAAAGATCTATCGACAACCCTCTCTATAAACATTTCAATCGTACCGGATGCTACTTCTGCCCAAAACAAAGAGTTGAAGATTTCTACAATGTCTATAAGCATCATCCAGAGAAGTGGGAAAAAATAGTTGAGTATGAAAATAAAGCTAAAAGTATGGGTGCATTAAATACTCAGTTTAGTATTCACGGTAGTGCTTTTGAGATGGAGCAAATGTTCAAGAAAAAAGAGCAACAACTTACTTTTGAATTCCCAGATCAACATATCGAAGAGGAATATTGCTTTTGCAAAATTTAAAATAAAAGGATTAACATGGTAAACGGTGAACTTATAGTAGATTTATTTGCTGGAGGCGGTGGTGCTTCTACTGGTATAGAGATGGCATTAGGTGTTCCACCTGATATAGCAGTAAATCATGATCCTCAAGCTATAGCTTTACATGAAGCAAACCATCCATACACAAAACATTATATAGAAGATATATTTGAAGTAGATCCTGTTGATGTGTGCGGTCTTATTCCGGTTGGTTTAATGTGGATGTCTCCCGATTGTAAGCATTTTTCTAAAGCTAAAGGTGCAAAGCCTGTTAGTTGTGACATTCGCAGTCTAGCATGGGTTGGTGTAAAGTGGGCGAAAGCTGTTAGACCTAGAATCATCATGCTTGAAAATGTAGAGGAGTTTCAGGACTGGGGTCCGATATGTGAAAATAATCGCCCTATCCTCTCTCAAAAAGGTGAGACTTTCGAACTATTTGTTCAAGCATTCAAAGATTTAGGATACCAGGTTGAATGGAAAGAGTTAAGAGCCTCAGACTTTGGTGCTCCTACAATCCGTAAACGTCTGTTTCTCATAGCTCGTTGTGACGGTGAGCCTATAGTATTTCCCGAACCTACACACGGTGATCCTAAAAAGCATCCTGAGCGTTTAGCTTGGAAAACTGCTGCTGATTGTATTGACTGGTCCATACCGGCTCACTCTATCTTTTTAACAAAAGAGGAAGGTAAGAAAGTCGGTGTTAAAAGACCACTTGCTCCGAAGACTATGCAGCGTATAGCTAAAGGGATGAAAAAATTTGTGATAGACAATGATGATCCATATGTAGTTAAAGATAGTTTTCCTTATGTAGATAAATATTACGGCACGGCTACTGGAACTGGTATGGATGAACCTGTACATACTATTACAGCCGGCGGTGGTAAACATGCTGTTGTCATGCCATATGTCTCTACTTACTATGGAAGTTCAACTGAACAAAATCCAAGAGGTAATGCACTGGATGCACCTGTAGGAACTATCACAGCTGGTGGAAGTCGTCATGCTTTAATAGCTCCATTTGTAACTGAACACGCAAACGGATCATCACAGCGTAACATGAAACTAGATGAACCTTTACGCACTATATGTGCAAATGTAAAAGGCGGTCATTTTGCATTAGTTGCAGCATTTATTGCACAACATAATCTAGGAGCTGTAGGACACGACCCAAGAAAACCACTGTCTACTATTACTCAGACTGGTTCACAACAGCAAGTGGTAAATGCATACATGATGAAATACTACGGTGTCGGTGAAGGTCAAAAGGTTTCAGATCCAGCACACACTATTACGACTAAAGATAGGTTGGCACTTATTGAGGTGCATAATGTTAAATACCAGGTAGTTGATATCTGTATGAGAATGTTTACACCAAGAGAGCTATACACAGCACAAGGCTTTCCTAAAGACTACAAAATAAACATCGAGTACAACGGAAAACCGCTACCTAAAACAGCACAAGTAAGAATGTGTGGTAATAGCGTGGTACCTATATTGGCAAAAGTGTTGGTTGAAAGTAACTTCTATATTAATGGAGCTGAGAAGTCAGCGTAAACAAAGATTATTGTTCTGTAAAACTTTCGTTTGTAAAATCAAAAACTACTTTTCCACCACCTGCTGCGGCAATTTGCTTTAATGATGTTACAGAGATTTTATGTGCTGCATTGATTGTAACTGTCCCTCCACCCGTATTAACAGCTGCGGCAATTTGTTTTAGCGATGTTACAGATATAGATGAATCAATAATCATTCCTCCACCTGCTGCGGCAATTTGTTTTAATGATGTTATAGAAATTTTATTCAT